AAATAACCCTGCAAAAATTTGCATGGCCCTCAGAGCCACAAAAAGGGCCTTTTTAGCGCATGTAGCCATAGGATGAATAAACACCCATCCGCAGATGCGGAAGGGTGTAGAATCGAAAATGGGTTAAAATCATGGTATGAATTCTTACCAGATCGGACATTGTACAAAATGGGAGAAATGTTTACCATGTACGCAGTACCGATTTTTTCACCAGGCGAGTATAATAATGGTAGGGAATCCCATATCAAAAATAGGAGGATGGTAGAAATGTCGGCATTGTCTAAGGAAGGTATCATGGTGTTTTATGTGGATCGTCTCAAGGCGTGCATAAATTATGGTATGCCCGCTGGATGGGACTTACTCCGGTTAATTCGTAGATGTATCAACAATGATTATAACGAAGAAATGTTGACAGATGATGAGTATAACAGACTGCACCAGGTTGCGGATGAAGTTTCCGAAGTGTTAATGGATATGGACATTTGAAAGGAGTCTTGTACAATGAAGTGTGTAGAAATTGAAAAGATTTTGAATGGAACTGGGTGGCTTGAGTATTGTTCAAATTGGTATGAGTACATAGGGGAAAGCGATGACGGGAGGCATGTTTTTTCGGATGTCAATGATGGACATGCAATTCTTGTTTCTGATAAGGCGCTTCGTAATTCGTCTGAGTTTTTCTTTACGGAGGTTTTTTGATTGATGATTAAATACACTCTATATGCACGGCCGGGGCGGGGATTCTACCACCCCGGAGCGCATTTCCTCAAATTCGGGGAATGGCTGGAATGGAATCCAACCAAAGTTATATTAAAACATGGTATACTGACAGAGGGCGAATATAGACAATTCGTAACGCAAGAGTATATTAATGTTTACCAGGATCACAAGTGTAGACAGATGGACATTTTCAGTTATTACGATGCTTATTATCAGAAACGGAAAGGCCCGGAGAATATGGGGGATTATGTAGGCATGTTAACGAAAGCTATACCAGGTGTATTATATGTAGGGAAGGTGAAGGTAAAATGATAGTTAGGATTATAGCAGCCGACAAGGACCGACATTATGCTTTCGCGGAGCGGGTGTACAATGTAAGACCGATAACGGTTGATAGATTCGAGTATGTAGATAATAAAAATGGAGCATGGACAACGGCCCCGGACAGGCTGGTATATAACCCGAAGATCATTAAAGAAGTTTCGCGGGGATGGCTATACAAGATCGATTTAACGGAGGTTGGAGACAATGCGAGCGAGTGACTTTAGGCAAATGGTCTGGTACAAGGTGATTATTGACGGTCAAGAGCATATAGTGCGAATTGATGGTACACAGTTCCGGTATGCTATAGTGGAATACTATGACGGCCGTATTTGGAGTTATGGGAAATTGTCAGACTGCCGGAAGTGGATAATGGAAAGGAGACCTGGAAACAATGCCTAAACAAGATTTTAAAGAGTATTCCCGCTTGCGGGCCATCGCCACAAAGCGCCTGAAAAGGTTAGCAGAGAAAGAGCCTGGATATGCAAATATTCATATCCCGAAGGTAGCAGAACTCAAGGGCAAATCTCCCGAAACGATCGCGAAGGCCATTAAAAACCTGGAGACATATATAGCAAAGGGCGCGAGCCTTTCCAGGAAGAGGGAAGCTGCCCGGGCGGGGATCACTCCCGGAATGCTCCGCGCCCGTCAGCGGGTGGCCCGTGAATATGAGAGGGGCGAGGGCGCGACAACCTATCAAGGTTACATGAGGGGAATTGCAAAGCTTGGGATAAATATTCCGCCCTCCCAGGTTCCCGCCTTTATCCGTTATATGGATTATAGGCTGGCCCAGGGGAAAAGTGCTTTTAAGTATGCTTTCGCTACTTTTGCTGAAGATTTTGAAAGGATTATGAACCGGAAGTATTCACCTGATGACATTATTGGAGATTTTGAATCATTTACCCGCGATTATCAACGGACGCAGAAAAAGGCCCAGCGGATGCAAGGCTGGACTTCTCAAAAATTTAAAAACGCTTGGGATCGGTATTTAGAAGCAAGGGGCGCGGATTAAATGGTAGTTGAATGGGATGGTATTAACTGGTATGAATATTTGAAGGGGTTTGGAATCTGTGAACGGCAGAAGGGCCAGCGCAAACGGAAAGACGATGAACGCGAGATATTGAACGTGTTTAGTGCTTTCGACATTGAAACATCTATAATATGGTTAAACGAGGATCATTCTTTATATGATGTTCACGCCTTTATGTATTCCTGGGCGATGCAGATTGAAGAATATACAATCCTTGGGCGCGAATGGGATGACTTTTTCCTCTTCCTGGCGAACTTGTGTAAATGTTTAGACAAGCTAAAGGAATTGTATAGACTTCCAAAGACGCCCCGCCTTGTTTGTTGGGTGCATAACCTTGCTTACGAATGGGCGTGGCTTTCGGGACTATATGATTTCAAAAATGAAGATGTTTTCTTCCGGGATGTTCGTAAACCTATATACTGCCGGATGTTTGACTGTATAGAATTCAGATGTTCCTATATTCAAAGTAATTTATCTCTGTCCATGCTCTGCAAACAGATGGGCGTCCCTGAGAAGAAAAGCGGTCAAAAATTCGACTATTCTAAAATCCGGTTTCCCTGGACGCCATTAACCGATTACGAACTGGAATATATTATTACTGATGTGGAATCCCTGGTGCTTGCCATGAAAAAGCGGGTAAGCATGGGCGGTGATTCCCTGGTAACGGTTCCTCTTACAAGTACGGGTTATGTTCGCCGGGATTGCAAAAGAGCCCTTCAGCCGTTATGGTATGATATTCGGGACATGAAGCCTTCAGAAAGACAGTATCGCTTACTTAGACGTGCATTTCGCGGAGGAAACACCCACGCAAACAGGGCCATGGTCGGGAAAGTTATTGATAATGTTTACAGCTATGATATAGTTTCATGCTATCCTACACAGCAATTAACCATGAAAATGCCCGTAAAGCCTTTTAGATGGCTGGATGATCGATGCACATTAGATAGAGTATTACGGTATATGGGCCTGGGGTATGCTGTTGTCGGACTGTATCAGTTTAAAGGTATACGGCTTAAAAATAAAAAAGAGCCGATCCCCTATATCAGCCTGGGACGGTGTGAAGCTACAGAATGGAAACTGGATAATGGAAGAATCCTTGAAGCTGAATTCGTGGAAATGGCCTTGACTGAATATGATCTGGAAATTGTGCTTAGACAATATGATTATGATGCTATTGAAATAGTCGAATGTATGGTAGCTCAGAAGGATTATTTACCGGAAGAATACAGACAAGTTATACAAGGGTATTATAATCAGAAAACTACATTGAAAGGGGATGATACAGAAAACGGACAGTATATGTATACTAAAAGCAAGAATATGCTGAATTCCGTTTACTGAAATGGCATGAGCGCTACTGATCCGGTTCATCAAACTATAACATACGACAAGGGAGAATATAACAGAAGCAGTTATAGCACGATGACCAAAGAAGAGATTGAAACAGCTTTAAAATCAGCGCCTTTCCCGTACCAGTGGGGCGTATATACGACTTCTCTATCGAGATTTTTACTTCAACGTGCTATTGATTTATGCGGGGATCAGATCATTTATTGCGATACGGACAGTGTTAAAACAAAAGGCCCGGTACATATTGAAAAGTTGAATGATTATCAATTGAGGAAAGCAACCAGCGCGGGAGCTTTTGCGGATGATCGGAAAGGCACCAGGCATTATATAGGTGTGTTTGAACAGGATGCACATTACGAAAAGTTTGTCACCCAGGGCGCGAAACGATACGCCTATATAAAAGATGGACACATGGGTGTCACCGTTTCCGGGGTTACAAAACAGATAAACGAGGAAACGGGCATTCCTTTTGCGGTGGAGGAACTCAAGAGCCTTGACCGTTTCCGGCCCGGGATGACATGGGAAAGGGCCGGAGGAACAATGGCAGTTTACAATGATAAAGATGATTTTGATTATACTGACCCGGAGACAGGTAAAACGGTGCATATCTCCCCGAATGTTGCAATCATTCCGACCACATATACACTAACTTATGAAAAGGATTATTCTTTATTGCTGGATGAAATTAAACTATACGGGGAATATAAATCAATGAGGGAGTGAAAAAAGGGATGGCTAAATTATACAATGAAGACGGATGGGTGAATTGGCCTTATATTGTTTCCCGGAAATGTGCTTTCAACATGGTTGTAGGTGCGCGAGGTGTTGGGAAAACTTATGGCCTATGTAAATATTTGATCGAATCCGGGCAACGATTTATTTATCTCAGGCGTTTAAAATCCCAGTTAGAGCAATGCGCTACTGAATCCGGGAACCCGTTTAAAAAATTAAATACTGATTTGGAAAGGGATATTAAACCGAAGAACAGCATGGGCGGGGTAATTTATTCAGATAACGGGGAGATGGTAGCCCTGGGCGTGGCCCTGTCCACCGTGGCGAATGTAAGGGGGTTTGATTATTCCGATTATAATTATATCGTCTTCGATGAAGCTATAGCCAGCGCAGGAGAAAGGCCCATCCCACATGAATTTGAAGCTTTCCTAAATTTCTATGAGACTGTTAACCGGAACCGGGAGTTAACCGGAGGGGATCCGGTACAATGTTTCCTCCTGGGGAACGCTAACAGACTAACCAACCCATATTTTGCCGGATGGGGATTTATGAGAACGGCCCTTAATATGTTGAGGGGTAGACAGATGGTATGGAATAATGCAGATAATACAAGGATGATGATCCTCCTCCAGGATTCCAGGATTAGCAAAGAAAAAGCAGGAACGGCCCTATATAAAAACTCCAGTGCGGATTTTATGACAATGGCGCTGGACAATGCCTTCCGGACGGATGGCACACAAATCAAATCTATGCCATTGCGGGAATATAATCATATCGTTTCTGTTGGGGATATAGGAATTTACAAACATAAATATACAGATGATTATTATGTTTCGTTCACAACCGGGAAAGATCGGTTTTATGATGCTTACGGGATGGGACTAAAGATGTTTCAGAATGATTTTTTTGATTTACGTTTGGCTTATATGGTAGATAAGAAAGTTTGGTTTGAATCTTATGAAGCTGAATTGATTTTCAGAGATTTATTTGACTTGACATAATTATAAGGGTTTTATATAATGATAGTGGTTTCCTGCCCTTCCGGGAATTAAACAGATTTGAAAGGATGGTATCAGAAATGGAATTTACAGCAAAGCAGAAGTTTTCCGCACTTAATGACAAGCATGAGAATCTCCGCGACTGTGAGGGACTGCGGATTCATCCCGTGGAGTCCCTTACTTACCAGTATACGGACAGCAAGGACAAGGAACATACTGTCCTGGTAATTTACAACGGCCTGGACAATTCCTTTTACAAGACCGAAGTGATGGCCTTCATTGATAAATTCATGAAGTATGATGATTCCTTCGGTGGACTCCCGGACGAGGAAAAGCCTTGCATTGTTATTACTCCCCGTACCAGCAAAGCCGGGAACAAGTACGTTAATTTCGATCTGGCTGACGATTGACGGATAATCAGAAAATCGTATAATTTTAATCGGGATGGTTGACTTTCTCCCCTACGCAAGCCTCGGAAGGGCGGGGATGGCCGGGCGCGGTCATGAGGAAGGTTAACCATCCGATTTTTATATGTAGGAGATGATATAATGCTGTTGTTCCTGGCGGGTATGGTTGTCGGTGCGATGGTTGGTTTCCTGGTATTTTGCATGGTTGCGGTAAATAGAAAGGATGATTGAGAAATGCAAGACTTTGTAACTATTATTCAATCTGTAGGATTCCCCATCGCCTGCGCCGTAGCAATGTTTGTTCTGTTGCACAATGAACAGAAAAGCCATAGAGAGGAAACGGATGAATTAAATAAAACTATCACAGAATTAAAAATATCATTTAATTCTGCAATTAACGACCAGGAGCGGACGATTACCGAAGCAATCAATAACAATACTTTGGTAATTCAGAAATTGCTTGATAAGTTGGAGGATTCCGCAGGATGAAAACCGGGAAAGAATACGCAGAACTTGCCAAAAATCCGAAATATGATAACTTGAAATATAGCCAATATGATTGTCAGGCATTTTGTGAGCTTGTCTTGCGTGATTTGGGCGTCCGCTCCCCCTCCGGGGCTCCCTATAACTGGAAGGGATCAAATGATATGTACAGGAACGCTGTTAGCTGGGTGGGAACCATTGCCGAATGCAAGCGAACGTTCGGAGAAATTCCCCTGGGAGCCTGGGCTTTTATGTGGGACACAACCGGGAACGAAAAGAAGCGCGGATACTATGACGGGAAGGGCAATGCATCCCATATCGGCATTTATATAGAAAACGATAAAGTCAGGGACAGCACAAAAATCAAAAATGCTGCTGGGCAGGTAATCCGTGACGGGGTTGGCACCCGCCCCCTGGCGAACTTCCAAAAGATAGGTATACCCGCTTGTCTTGACTTCGCCCGTGAAATCCCTACAATAAATGTAGAAGTATCCCGCGCGGACTTGGAAAGGCTGATTGATTCGCTGGAGGATGCTATCACAAAAATAAAGGGATGGTTATAAAAAATGGCTTTTACGTTTGAACAGATTAAACAACTCCATGACATGGGATTTTCTGCGGATCAGATAACCACCTTCTCCGGGACGGCGCCGGCAGGAGAAGAGAAGGAACCGGAGAAGGAACCGGAGAAGGAACCGGAAAAAGAACCTGAGAAGGAACCGGAAGAAAAACCCGCTGACCCGCGCCTGGACTCCCTGGAAAAATCCGTTTCCGGTATTTCGGCCCAGCTTACTACCCTTGTGAAGCAGATGCAAAGCAACAACTTAAAGACTGCATCTGTTAACATACTCCCGGAAGAACAGTTAGAAAAAGACACTGATTCAGCAATGGCCGAACTGATCCGGCCCAGCTACAAAAAGAAGGAGGAATAATTACATGTCCGTAAACACTCTTAACTTCCAGCAGATTTCTACCATCCTAACCAGCATCGTCAAACAGGCTACTAACCAGGCTGTCTTGACTCCTACTGATACCCAGGATTTTGTATCGGTTGGACAGCTTGCCCTTCGTGCGGATCGTGATAGTGTCATGAACGCTATTAGCGATGTTATTGCAAGAACCATTTTCTCCATCCGGCCCTATAGTGCGAAGATGATCGGGCTTATGATGGATACTTTCCGGTGGGGCGCGATGCTTCGGAAATTGAGTATCGTTGACAGCGACTGGATGGATGATCCTGCTTATAAGTGGCCCGCGCTGTTTGATGCTACTCAGAACCCGCCCACAGGGAACGGTGAACAGATTGACCCCTGGACGATCAAAAAGCCGGATGTGGTGCAGACCAATTTTTACGGTGCGTCCGTATACTTTGACGAACTGACCATTTTTGAGGATCAGCTGGAGACAGCATTTACTGGGCCGGAACAGCTTGGAAGTTTACTGTCCCTTATCATGACAAACCTGTCCAATCGCCTGGAGCTGTCCAACGAGGGGATCAGAAGGGGCCTGGTGGCCAACGCTATTGGCTCCGTGATTGATGAGAACCAGGCTGGCCGGGTTGTGCATCTGCTGACCGAATATAACACCGCGACTGGACTTTCCCTGACTGCTACCACCGTTTACCAGCCGGATAACTTTGCTCCCTTCATGAAGTGGGTATATAGCCGGGTGGCCCAGATTTGTGACCTGTTTACCGAAATGTCCACCATGTTCCAGACGGTCATTACCGGGAAGCCCGTACTGCGTCATACTCCGTACCAGGATCAGAGAATTTATCTGTATGCCCCAACCCGGCATGATATTGACGCTCGCGTCCTGGCTGATACTTTCCATGATAGCTTCCTCCGGTATGGAGATGTGGAAACTGTGAACTACTGGCAGAGCATTAAAACCCCGGATCAGATTAACGTTCTTCCCGCCTATACTGGCACGGACGGAACGGTTGTTAACGGGGACGCAGTAACCCAGGCTAATATCTTCGGTGTTATCTTTGACCGCGATGCAATGGGAATGACTCTGCTGGATCAGCGGGTACTTTCAACCCCGCTGAACACTAAGGGCCTTTATCGTAATCTGCATGTTCATGCTAAACAGCGTGTTATCATGGATAATACTGAAAAGATCGCGGTTCTGCTCCTTGACTAATGGTTACCAGGGCCAGGTAACAAGATACCATCCCTTCTAAAAGGGGAGGGGATAAACCCCTCCCCGCTTTTTATGAGGTGATAACATGCAAGTTTACATGTTCGCGTTTGAGAAGCGCAGGAATAGCACCAAACAACCTGTTTTATCAGATGGTACATTATTCACTGTGCAGTTAAAGGAAGAAACTTCTGTAGAATCACCTGTACTTCTGTTTAATCCAGCAAGTACGGGAATGCCACAACCTTTTAATCCTTCTTACTTCAATTACTGTTTTATCAATCAATTTTTCCGTTATTATTTTGTCTCGGACTGGAAATGGCTAAACGGTATATGGGAATGTTCACTGTCCCTGGATGTTCTGGCCAGCTTTAAAACAGCTATTGGAAATGAGACTATGTATATAGAAAGAGCATCCGCAGAATTTAATGGAAACATAATTGATAGAATGTATCCCGCTAAAACGGATGTTCAAATCACAAGCGCTACAATTGCTACATCATGGTCAAATGTAGCGCCCTCCGGTGGTTGTTATATTGTAGGAATTATAGATTATCAAAACACAAATCATATCGGGGCTATTTCGTATTATGCTCTTGATACTACTGCTTTGAATGCTCTATTATCCTTCTTATTCAGCAATAATATTTTTCAATCCTCCAACATAACTGAAATAGGAGAAGGACTATTCAAATCGTTATTTAACCCATTCCAATATATCGTTAGTTGTATGTGGCTGCCAGGTGCAGTATCGCAATACGGGACAACGCAAACAACTATTAAAGTAGGTTATTGGGATACTGCAGTTTCTGCCTATTTGGTAAATGCTGTTGTAGACGTTCGTTTTATAACGGGAACTATTCCAGATCATCCGCAGATTTCCCGCGGGGCATATCTCAATTTTGCCCCATATACCCGAATCACGTTATACTGTCCTCCTTTCGGTGCTATTCCGATTGATGCAACATTCACCCGAACAGGCCATTATTTATATAGTCGCGTTATGATTGACCCCATAACAGGTCTAGCAACTCTCCGGGTTGATTTTCGCGCTAATGCATCTGCTCCATATAGTGCAAAATCATGCTTTGAAAAAACGGCAATGTTTGGTGTTCCTATCCAGTTAGCGCAAGTTCTAAGTGATTATTCGGGAGCCGTATCAAACCTGGTTAGCGGTGCTTCCTCAGGGACTGTTGTCGGTGCTGTTATGGGTGTTATTGGTGCGACTGTTGACAGTGCTATTGCCAGTCAATCTCCGAAAGTTAGCACAAATGGCGCGAACGGTTCCTTTGTTAACTTTGCAATGAACCCCGAACTGATTGTAGAACATACATTATTAGCGGATGAAGATAATGCAGATTTAGGAAGGCCTCTGATGGCAACAAGACAAATAAATGCATTGAATGGCTATATCAAATGTGCTGAAGCGCATTTCTCCGGCGCTTGCATGGCGAGTGAAAAAGAAGAAATAAACGCTTTCCTTTTATCCGGCTTTTTCTATGAATGAGGTATGATTTATGGCTGTTGACCCTCCAGTTTTATATAATGGGTATTGGGTTTATACAAGAGTCCTCGATAGCGCTTATGGTTCCCATAGCCAAAGACAAATAGATAATGCGTATCAATTTCGCGCTGGATTACAAGCACAAGGATATTGTGAAAAGGCAATAGCGGGAATATTGGGATGCGCTCAAGTTGAATCCGGTATAAATCCGGGAGCTATTCAGAAATGGTCTGTCCTGCCAAATAATGCAGAATCCTTATCAGATGTTCCTAATTCTGTAATGCTACAATATTACACTCCAACTGCGGGTGGACAGGGTTATGGTTTGGGTTTCCTGCAATGGGACAGATATAGTTCAACTTACGGAACGCACGATTTGTTAGGATGGGAAGATCGAAACGGCTATGTGTGGTATGATGGAGCGGGACAATTAGCCAGGTTGGAATTTGAATATACTAATGACTCAACATATCACTTTTGGCAAAATAACTATGGGGCGCAATTAACCTGGACAGCATACAAAAATATTGAAACAACATTCCCCACATATAATGCGGGGGAAGTTGCGAATGTTTGGACAAGTTGTTGGGAACGTTCCTCCCTGGATCCATCAGGCAGACAGCATAGAAGAGACAATGCAGAGTATTGGTATCAATATTTTCTCGATAACCCCGACCCACCAACCCCACCAACCCCGCCTTTTGATAAACCGTGGTTATTATTCGCAATGAAACAAAGAAAGAAGGTCGAAAAGAATGTTAAACGCATCATCTAATATCCCTGCTGATTATGCCTTTGAGAATCTGTATAATTCGCAGTTTTCACCCTCTACTGTCCATTGTCAAAACGCCTATATCCGCAGATATTTCTTTAAATATCTGCTTCAGAAAGCTATTTCCGTTTTTAAATGGTCTTTGCCGGAAGAATGGGATGAAGACTATTTCAAATATACCCTTTATATGCTCGGGTACATAGCTGTCCTGGAAACAAGGTCCTACGGTGTAATCTGCCAGGGCGGGGCGCTGGGTGGCTATAATCTTTACTATCGCCCCTCCTATATCATGATAACTAACCCGCTGATCCGGGGGACGATTACCGCAGATATTAACACAGACTGCGCTTTGATTAAACTTCAGCCGGATTATTCTTCAATCTGTGACATTGTTGGATTCTATGCAGATCAGATGGCCCTGGGCGCTGAAGCGCTGGGGATGAACCTGGTAAACGTAAAAACGGCTACCATCTTCGGAGCGAAAGACCGAACCCAGGCTGAAGCATACAAGAAAATGTTTGACCAGGTGAACGCAGGAAATCCGGCCGTTGTTATCGGAAAAACCATGATGACGGAGGATGGGACTCCCTCCTGGTATCCCTTTGTTCAGAATCTTCAGCAAAATTATGTTGCTGACCGTATCCTGTCAGATATGCGGAAGATTGAAGCCATGTTCGATACGGAAATAGGAATCCCGAACGCGAACACAGACAAGAAAGAACGTCTGGTAACTGATGAAATTAACGCGAATAACGTGGAGACTGCTACTCGGTGTGAACTATGGCTGGACTCCATTAAAAAGGGAATCTCCCGCGCGAATGATATGTATGGACTTTCCCTTTCTGTAGATTGGCGGGTTGACCCTAAAACCGATATAGAGGATAATTGGAATGGAGGTGCAGACAATGGGGCGCGGGAGTAATCTTTCAGTTATTGGTCTTTACAATTATAATAATGCGCTGTTTGACGGTCTTTCCCTTCCGGAGAATATTACCGCAGATGAGAAATCTGTATTGATTGATAATATTCTCATGGAATGTGCTGACCTGGAAGTCATTTACCCTTCCTGGCCGTTTATGTATCGCGCCATTTCTTCCTGGAGCGCAAAGCAGCTCCCCACATGGAACCGTATCTATAATTTGTCTCAGATGCAGTATGATCCCCTGGAAAACTACAACCGCACGGAAACTCTTTCCGAAACCAGGGAGGGAGAACAGGCCCACAGCGGGAATGATGTGGTAGCCATGTCTGGAAGTGACACAGACTCTTCCACCGTTTCCGAAACACTGGACGAAACCGGAACCAACACCCATACCACAACCGGAACCGATACCATCGAGCATACCGGAACCGATACCCATGCAACGACCGGAACAGATACAATTGACCACAGCGGGACTGATACCCGCGCGACAACCGGAACAGATACCATTGACCACAGCGGGACGGATACTAACCAGCACACAGGAACCGACACCACAGCAACAACCGGGACTGATACGGACGATACTACCCGAGCAAATGTGGAAACTTCTTCCGGGAATAACTCCACAGCCGTAACGGCCGGGAGGGGAGAAACCCACAGCGGGAGCGATGTTACCACAGAACAGAAAACGGCCTTTGATTCTGCAACGTTCGCTGATACCCGGAAAACAACCCTTGCGCACGGTGAAACCATTAACACCACAGAGAACAGCACCACAACCGGAACGGCCAGCGCTACAATCAATCATGATGATGACGAATCGGTGACCCATACCCATAACACCACCGTCACCATCACAAAAGACTTGACTGATCTGGAAACCCTGGCCACACAGGATAAAACAACCTATAACAAGACCGAAACCGAAACCCTGGCCACACAAGATCAAACCACCTATAACAAAACCGATACTGAAACCATCGCAACACAGGATCAGACAACCTATAACAAGACTGAGACTGATAATATCGACCAGGATACGGCCCGGAATATTTCAACCAGTGAAACCCACAACAAAGGGACCAGCGAAACCACCACCCATGGCCTGAGGGTGTCCCAGGATGAAACCGTAACCAGAACCGCGCACATGTATGGCAATATAGGGGTCACAACTTCCCAGCAGATGGCCACCCAGGAAATCGAACTTGCCCCGAAACTCAATCTTTTCAATATCATTGTGGACGAATTCCGGGAGAGGTTCTGTTTACAAGTTTACTGAATTTTGTATAATCAATATAGGAGGTGTATATAATGCCTGGATTGTTTGAACAATTCCCCCATACTAACCTGCATGAACTCAATCTGGACTGGATAATTGATCTTATCAATCAATTCAAAGAAGAACTGGAAGACAGCGCGGTGCTGTCCGTTAATGGCGAAACCGGACATGTTACCCTTTACGAATCAGAAAACATGATCCTACCGGCACTCCCGGAGGGCGTGGATCAGTGGCGTCTTGTTCGCATGATGGACGGCCAGTATGCAGGTATCCTGTTTTACAATGGTAACGTATATCTCCAGCGAGGGAATGAAACAATGCGCCTGCTGACGCTGGAGGATATCCCCACCAGCGCGGGCGTGGTTGCCTGGAATGGACGAACGGGTGTGGTTAATGTAACGGGCCTGGATATTCCCGTTGATGATGCAGCAGATGCTGACTCCATCGCCCAGACTATCACAAATGAACATACAGAGAGGGTCAATTCAGATAATGCCCTTTCCAATTTAATTAATACATTAAACAACAATGTATATACTAATAAGAATATTAATTCATTGTTCACAGCAGGTCCTAATGAAACTAATAGCCCTACTGCAAGACAATGCGGTAAATTGGTTCTCTTTAATTTTGTAGGAGACTCAAGAACACATACTGAAAACGAAGTTATTTTTACTGTAGCTTCTGAAATACGACCCATTGCAGATTTAAAAATTCCTGCGACAATTGGTGGCGTTTCTGTAATTCTGAATCTTAGTGCGTCAACAGGTGAATGTACAATATTTTTAATTAATGGTCAAGAAAACGTAACTTCGCGGTTATATAGCACATTCACTTATATTTGTGTATAAAATAGTAATATTCCGTACTAACGGAATTAATAAAGGAGGTTTTTATAATGAACGAAACTTATTTCCTGCACCAGGTGAAAAAAACAAATGGAGTATATGACAAAGGGATCGTGGTAAAAGATTCCCTTGCCAGCGCGAAGCAGTCTTTCCATGCTTACCTGGGCGCGTATGCTTACGGAAACAATTCCGATACCACGTATGTTTCCGCTTGCATTACTGACTATTACGGACATGTAGTGGTTGGCCCAGAGACATGGATCGGTGCTGAGCCCGAACCCACACCCGAAGGCTGATACCAGATTGTACATGTTTCAAATAAGACAGGCACAAAATGCCCATCTTGCACAATGTCCGATCTGGTAAGAATTCATCCCACGATTTTAACCAATTTTCGATCCTACACCCGTCCGCGCTCGCGGATGGGTGTTTATTCATTCCCGCACCAAACGCCCTAAAATGGCCCTTTTTGTGGCTCTGAGGGCCATGCAAATTTTTGCAGGGTTATTT